TTAGTCCACCAATCTATCAAAGATTTCTTGTAAGTTTTGGGCTGTCCGTTCGTCATCTCCAGCGATGTAGTGAGAGTATGTGCCGTATGTGTCCATATCCTCGCTATGCCCGACTAGCTGCTTTAATTCGCCAGTCGGCAACTCCTTTGCGATACTCACAAACGTGTGGCGCAGTTCGTAAAGACTCAGCTCCGGCATGTCATTAGAGCGCTGATAGCGCTGCCAGCGGTGGTAGTAGGTGTGCATGGATGCCATGGGGAAGATGTACTCCTGCTTTCCAGTCACGGCTTTCTGAGCTTCCAGCACGTCCACTGCGCGTCTGGATAGCACTACCGTGCGCAATGCGTTTTCGTTTTTTCCCTGCGTGATTTGACCGTGCGCATTGATTGCCTGCTTCAGTCTGCACAGATTCCCGTCAACGTCTTCCCATCGCAGCCCCCGCATTTCACCGGGGCGCATGCCTGTTAGCACTTGAAACCTATAATAATTTATGTATTCATCATGCACAGATTTTCCGCGCATTATGGTCGTATCTACTTTTAGCAGCGTGTTCAGCGCTTCAACTGTCAAAACGTTCTTTCCTTTTTTTCTGGATGCTGCCGGAATCTGTAACTCTTCAAGCTCAAGCGTTGTCCATTTTGATTTTCGGCAAAAATTCGTAAACTGCTTGCAGTATCTGGCATAGTTCTGTAACGTCTTTTTGGATAAGGGCTCTTTGCTGTTCCCCTGTGGATGGCGAAACGCATAATCTATAATTTTTTGGAAATCCTGTTCCGTAACGGCTTTTACTGACTTGATCCCGATGGCTGGCAGCAAATGGGAGCGTCCGAACGATGCCATGTTTTTGTATTCTGCATCAGACACAAGTTTTTTCTGCTGTAGCAACTGTTCCCATGCGTCAGAAACCTTAATCCGTTCCGTCTTTACGCCTATGTCAAGCCATTCATCTGCTTTTTTGTTAGCTTCCCTCTGGCCTGTGCGGCCCGGCTTGGCGCTGGTAAACGTCTTGCGCACGCCGTTCTTCTGCACATTGATTTGCCAACGCCCGGCGCTTTCAATCCATTTTGCGGTATTTGTCCTTTTCATATTGCGGCTCCTTTTTGTATGTGCTATAATAATGCCGTCAACTTTTTTGTGTTGACGGCTCTTTATCCCTTGCTGGTGTGGCACCACCGGCAGGGGATTTTTTATTTTTCCCTTGCGTTATATTCGCCGTCACCTGCCAGAACGGCAGCTTCTCCGGCTTGCAGGCATATTTGCAGGCGGTCAAAGTCCGGCTTGATGCTTTCCGGGCATGGGTCATCCCCAGTTACGGTATCTATCCGGTAGTTCTGTATTACTGCCTGGCAGACGCGTACACGGCTTTGCATGGACGTATGCGCGTTAGCACACAGCAAATCTATTTGGCCCGCCCAATCGCTCCCGTGCGCCCCACAAAGGATATACAGCAGGCGGCGCTTGTACAGGCTCGGCATCTGAGCGATATAATCAGAAAGTGCCTTGTCTACCTGCTCGTCCGTCCAGTTTGGAGTATCGGTATCGCTGAATGCAGACGGCATCCAGATGCGCTGCAGCCAGCGCCAGGGGGATTGTTTGCAGACGGTGAACCACATCAACAGATCATCGCTTCGGATAGGGGAAAGCCCTTCTTCCCAGTTGCGCACCGTGCGGATGTTCACATCCATCTGCCGGGCTACATATTCTTGCGAAAGCCCGGATTCCAACCGGCACTGCGAAAGAATAAGTCCTTCACGCTCTCGGAAATCAGCTCTACTTTCCATTTCATCACCCTCATTTTTTTACATGTTTTGCACTTCAAATGCGGTAAAATTTTTCTACCGTAGCAATCAAGAAAATATAAAGAAATATTTCTTCAAAAAATGTCATGGAAATAAATGGAAGATATGGCATAAAAAACATGTTAAGATTCTTACTGTAGTCAGAAAACACAGGAGGAATCAACAATGAATAACGTGGAACGTCTAAAGAATTACCAAAACCGTAATGCGGCAACCATTGAAGCTATGTACTGTGCTGTGCTGCAAGACCGTGCAAAGAGGGGAGCAGACCATGAAGAAACTGCCTGATTTGGATGTTCCACCAAGACACGGGCGCAGAAGACCGAAAAAGCGGATTATAAAGACTTGACAAATGAGTATTTTTGTGAAACAACTATAATACAACTTGCAGTTGTATTATAGTTGTGTTCACAACTTCTTCTGCTTGCTTTTGAGCGCTTTTACGCGATTGATATAAGAATCTCTTTTTCCAATGTAGTTAGGATTTTTTATTTTTTTTAAGATGGTGAGAGCTTTATCATATTCGCCAATTTTTATATACAAATCAGGGAGCCGGAATGTCCATTTTGAACCGTCGAACAGCAGCCCGCCGCTTTTCCAGATTCCCTCCCAAAATTCAACCAAAAAACCAATATCACCCGTTTTTTCAAAATAGGATTCTGCGTATTTGATTTGTTCAAGTTGCTTGTTTTGCGCTTTTAAATCGCGCTGTAACTTTCTAATTTCTGGATCATCAGACACAACATTTTCAATCCTTTTTGATTGCGTTTGTTTAACAGGAACAGGCTTTTGCGGTTTTGGCTTCAAAAAGTCAAAAAAGCCCATAGTATCACAACCTTATTTAATTTGGGGGAATTATGATGAAAAAAGAACCATTGACAATCACACAAAAAAGTACGATATTTAGTTCAAGATGGCAGGCAAAGCAGCTTTTGCGGCAGTTGCGGCCGGAAGAAGCCGTTAAAATATATAATGAAGTTGTAAAGGAGATAAAAAATGTTCGGGAAAAGTCGAATTAAAGAACTTGAGCAGGAAAACGCATCCTTGAAAGAAAGGATTGAATATCTGAAAAAGGATGTGCAACATTACAGAATTAGGTCGGCGCTGCTTGACAAAACCAACTTGCCGAAGGCAAAAAGCGTTGCTTGTTATAATTGCAAATACGCCGCGTATGTGCGGTACGGCGAATGCGGCGTTGCGTTTTTGGGCTGTGGTCGCGCTTTGGCAAAAGGCGGCTGCGATGGGTACGAGTATACTGATGCCAACAGACCGAACCTTGACGAAATCCGAGATTACATGGTTACAGAGGGGAAAGATTGGCAGCCAAGTCAAGTGCTTTCTCAATGCGGCGTTTACGCAAATGCTCATACTCCGCCTTGCCTTGAACTGTAATTTGATAATACGCCGTCCCAGTATTATCTTTGTAACCACCCTCTCCGTCTGGAACCGCATCCCGCATTATTCGTCTAATTAGCCTTGTACGCGTTAGATAATCAATATGTTCATTCGGCTGTGAAATGCTTTCCCAACCGATCATAGCGGCAATTTCGTTTTCTTCTATTTCGTTATCGTACAACGCAGAAAGAATTTTTGCGCATACTTTATCAAGTTTCATTTTTTCACCAGCTTTGCCGACGCTTTTGCAATAAACAGCTTGAGCTGCTTTTCAGATGCGTCGTTGTCAATCCACTTTTCAATATAGTCTACATCTAGCCCATCGCCTTGTGCGGTGGGCTTTTTTTCGTTTTCGGAATCCCCGCGCAGGTCGTCAACGGTGACTCCTAGCAAACTGGCAACATCGGCTAGCATATGCTCTGGCAAATCGCGCTCATTTGCTAGCATTTCAGACAAATAGCCACGACTTTTCCCAAGCTCTGTACTAATATGCGTGAAGGCAATTCCTTTTTTCTTTGCTATTTCCTTGGCTTTTTCAACGTATCGCACACAAATCACACCGTTTCTTTGTGCATATTTCCAATTCGCTAGAAAATGCTAGAAAACTATTTACATCTAGCATAAATGCTAGTATAATAGATAGCATAGAGGGCAACAAAGAACCAAGCCCCCTAAAATTCAGCGGACTAGCTAAAAATATGCTGTTATAAATCTCGCAAGTTCATAGTAGCATATTTTCTAGCAATAGTCAACTAGAAAGGAGCTTTTGCGAGGTGAATATTTCGAAAATTGATGCGCTGTGCCGAAAAAACAATATTTCTCGCACAATCCTTGAGGAACGCGCCGGAATCTCAAACGGCGCACTTGGCAAGTGGGAGAAATCGCCTTACGGCCCCAGCATCACGACGCTAAAGAAAGTGGCTGACTATTTCGGCGTGCCGATTGATTACTTGCTAGCCGATAACTAGAAAGATGAAAGCGTCTGTAAGTGAACTGATCGCGGAAAGAAAGGAGTGACCACCATGACAAACCTTGCTTTTACAGCTCTTATAAAAAGCAAGGGCTACAACAAACAGCGCCTTGCAGATGTCTGCGGCTTGTCTAAAACGCAGATGTCAAACCGCATCAACGGCGCTAATGATTGGCGCTGGCCGGAGGTTGGCAAAGCATGCGCCGCACTGGGCATCACGCTTGACGAATTTGCAACGTATTACCCGGTGGCGGATGTGCGCAAATCTTCTGCCGCTATGCCTACCCGGGCGGAGCGCATCGACAGCGTCCTTGCCGAGCTGCGCGAAATCCTTATGTAGCAGCAGCTTAGCCAGGAAACGAAAGGCAATAGCATGGAGAGGCATCGCGTGGCAACAGAATTGCTGAGTTAGATATGCAAAGGCAAGGCTTGGTATTGAACTGAATTGCAACGGAAAAAAAATGTCTTGCAGAGCTAAGGCATAGCTCAGTCAGCTTAGATATGGCATTGCGCGGCATAGCAGAGCAACGGCAATGTGAAGAATTGATGTGCAATGGCTCCGCAATCCCTCGAACCGCATAGCAACCGATTATTAAAAAAAGGAGAATCCCACTATGAAAGTTAAAATCGCCCTCACCGAGGACGTTCTCGGTTCTTCCCCCAGCAATGAGGAACTGCTGGCAACCTATATTTCCAGCAAGGCCCCGACCGATGACCTGACCGCTGAAGAAATTGCCAACATCAAGGCGCAGAACGCAGAGGACAGAATCACCGTTTTCCCCAAGACATCCGATGGGAAGCCGTTCCTGTACGACTATCAGGTCAAGGGATTTTTCAAAGATTCCTGCAAGATGCTTGCTAAGGCGGGCAAGTCTGGCTATCCGGGCGGCAAGGCCTGTGCCGCAATCAAGGCTTACAAACAGGCGATTGACGGCCAGATTTTCGTTTTCCCGCGTGAAATCCCCTACGACCTTCACGGAATGAAGCTGGATTTCTGTGAACGTCCCCTGCGTGCACAGACCCCGATGGGCGAGCGCGTGAGCATCGCCAAGAGCGAGAGCGTCCCCGCAGGGTCAACGGCAGAATTTGAAATTCAGTGCCTTGACCCGAAGCTGGAAGATATGGTGCGCGAATGCCTTGATTATGGCGTCCTGCGTGGGCTGGGTCAGTGGAGAAACAGCGGAAAAGGCCGCTTTGAATGGGAGGAAGTCAAATGATTATGACAAAAAAATACCGCGCCGGTGCAGCAACACCGAACGCGGCAGGAAACAAGTGCATGGAAAAACACTATGACTGTATTGTACCGCTTACCCGCCATCTTGTCAAGCTGGCCATCACCGCAGATTTGGTGCTGCTGCTGGCCGCGCTTGGTTCTCTCAACATCCCCGCCACCCTCGCCGCCCTGCTGGCGCTGAATCTGCTGTGTGGACTGTATTTCAAGGAGGCATCCAGCCATGAAAATGTATAAAGGCTTTGACAAAAACCTGAAATGCCGTGATTTTCAGTATGAAATCGGCAAGACCTACGAGGAACCCACCGCCGAACTGTGCGAGAAAGGCTTCCACGCCTGCGAGTACCCGCTGGATGTATTTGGGTACTACGCCCCCGGCGACATGAGCCGCTACTGTGAGGTGGATTTGGACGATGTGAGCGATAAAAAAAGCAACGTAGATAGCAAGCGCTGCGGCAAAAAGATTGCTGTGAAAGCAGAAATCGGCATTGCTGGGCTTGTAAAAGCTGCCGTTGATTTTGTGATGGAAAACATCAAGGATGAAAATAAAGAGGCCAACACGGGCAACTACTCCGCGTCCACCAACACGGGTAACCGCTCCGCGTCCACCAACACGGGCGACTACTCCGCGTCCACCAACACGGGTAACCGCTCCGCGTCCACCAACACGGGCGACTTCTCCGCGTCCACCAACACGGGCGACTTCTCCGCGTCCACCAACACGGGCAACTTCTCCGCGTCCACCAACACGGGCGACCGCTCCGCGTCCACCAACACGGGCAACCGCTCCGCGTCCGCCAACACGGGCGACTTCTCCGCGTCCACCAACACGGGCGACTTCTCCGCGTCCACCAACACGGGCAACTACTCCGCGTCCACCAACACGGGCGACTACTCCAAGGCAGATGTCTCGGGTAAAGAAAGCGTTGCTGCTGCGCTGGGCATTGATAGTAGAGCTAAAGGCGCTTTGGGATGCTGGATTGTGATTGCAGAATGGGAAAGATACGAGGAATTTAACTGGCATCGTAAAGATGTACAGTGCTTTAAAGTTGACGGTGAAAACATCAAGCCTGACACCTGGTACAAGCTGAAAAACGGCGAGCTTGTGGAGGTGCCCGAATGACTAGCTTCTGGGGGCATCAAGACAACCCATTCCCGCCTGATGAACCCCGCCGCCCCCGCTGCCCGGTATGTGGCGAGGAATGCGAAGCAATTTACCTGATCGGAACGGAAATCATCGGCTGTGATATGTGCTACAACCCAGACGAATGGAAGGACGAGGACGTCACGGAAGATGACCCGTGGGAAGATGTTAGATGTATGGAGGGCTATTATGCGTATTGATGATTTAAGCGCCTTTATTCAGGCGCACAAGCTCGTTAGTGGGCGTAGCTGCCCAGAGTTTGTCCCGTCTGATTTAGGCGTCGGCTGCGCCTACTTTAACGCCTTGCAGACGGCACGCCGTATCCATAGCGAGAACGCAGGCGGATACATTCCTTTGTATGCCAAAAGCAAGTACGGCTTGAGCAGAACGTTCTTCATGGCTGATGATACGCCTGTTTACTTTCTCGACCTCACATCGAGAAAGGCAAACACGAACCCGCCGCCCGCCAGCTGCTACAGAATCAATCTGGCGGCAAAGTCCCCTTATTATGTTCCGCCTGTTCCTAGCAACCCGATTTCAGAAGAACTTTTAGAGAAAGTTTATAGAAGGGAGATTACGTCTAATGAGTGTATTTGAAACTTTGAATGCCGTCAACGTCAACGGCCACAGCGAGAAGAAGAATGGCCTCACCTACCTTTCGTGGGCGTGGGCATGGGCAGAAGTAAAGAAAGCATACCCCGATGCGCAGTACACCATCTACGAAACCCCGGAGGGTTGCTTCTACTGGACAGATGGCCGCACCTGCTGGGTAAAGACAGGCGTGACAATCAACGGCTTGGAGCACATCGAGTATCTGCCTGTCATGGACTACCGCAACGCGGCAATCCAGCTTGAGAAAGTCACCAGCACGGATGTGAACAAGGCTATTCAGCGCAGCCTCACAAAGGCTTGTGCGCGGCATGGCTTGGGCTTGTACATCTATGCTGGCGAGGACTTGCCCGAAGTCGAACAGGGGCAAGAACAACCGCCTGTCAAGCGCGACACGGAAGCGGCGAAAGCTCGTTTGGACGCACGCAAGGAATGCCAGCAGGCCGTGAAGGCATACTGCAACAGCCATAAAGCCGATGAAGCATCTGCATGGCAGGTTATCGCAGACGCTATCGGAAAACCCTCTAAGAACTTCACCGCCGCCGACTGGAACCACGGCAAGGAGATTGCGGAGGCTTGGGCATGACCGATGATTTATGGCTTGAGCTTCGGCAGAAGTCCGAACAGCTTCAAGCATCGGTCAAGACCTTGCGGCGCTCCGGCACGGAGTACGCACAGGCCGAGCGGGATTATAAAGTCCTGCTTCGGCAGGAGTGCTTGAAACTCCGCGACGCTGGAACGCCTATAGGGCTTATCGACAAGACATGCTACGGCATACCAACCGTCGCAGAAGCTCGTTTTAAGAGGGACATTGCGGAAGCTGTTTACAAGGCCAACGCAGAGGCAATCAACAGCCTGAAATTGCAGCTTCGTTTGATTGACAATCAAATCGGACGTGAATGGGGACAGGCAGGGAGACAGGAATTGTGAAGAAAGTAAATGAATTTGGGAAGCGGCTCGATTCAAACGGCTACGCACCGTCGCTGTTCGTACATGAAGCGTTCCGCTGCTATCGCTGCCACCGCTTTGGAGACACCGCCCGGCATGAAATATACGGAGGAAGCCGCCGCAAGGCCAGCAAGGCGCTGGGCCTCTGGATTAACGTTTGCCCCGCTTGCCACGCCGCCATTCATTCAAGCGGCGACCTGCAAGATCACTACCACAAACAAGGCCAAATGCTTGCAGAAGCCTATTACCATTGGAACCACGACGACTTTCTCCGCCGCTTTTATATCAACTACTTGGAGGAATAAAGATGCTGAATGTTGTTGCAGTTATGGGTCGCCTCGCTCGCGACCCTGAAATGCGCCAGACCACCACAGGAAAGAACGTCGTTTCCTTTTCCATCGCCTGCGACAGAGGGCGCAAGGATGCCAACGGCCAGAGCCAGGCCGATTGGCTGAATATTGTTGCGTGGGACAAGACGGCAGAATTTATCTGCCGCTACTTCCAGAAGGGCCAGCTCATTATTATTGATGGGCGCTTGCAATCTCACAGCTACCAAGACAAAAGCGGCCAGAACCGCACAGCAACTGAAATCGTAGCCCAGAACGTCAACTTTGCCGGAAGTAAGGAAAACACCCACACCGCGCAGAGCGCGGCTCCTACGCTCTCACATGGCAGCGGTGATGACTATGCAGAAATTGAGGATAACGGAGATTTGCCGTTTTAAGGATAAGGAAAAGGACAACTGAATATGGCACTAGAATACTTCTGCTGCTTCAATTCCTACAGGAAGAAGACGCGCAACCTATCAGATAGCGAGCTAGGTCGGCTGTTCCGTGCTCTTATGTTATACAACGAGACGGGAGAAAAGACGCAACTCAATGGGCGTGAGGAAACCGCGTTTGATTTCATTGCAGAGGACATTGATGCAGGTAAAGAACGATACGAAGCCAAATGCGCCCAGAACAAGGCAAACAGAGGTCAACGCTCGACCACAGCCGTTAACGACGGTGAGCGAACGTCAACGAACGCTAACGACGGTGAACAGACGTTAGCGTTCGTACCCCAAACAAAAAACAAAAACAAAATATATCTTTCGTATCTAACGATACTCAAGATATATGCCAAGCTGAAAGCTTGGCTACGCGCCAGCTCGCGTCTGCGTTTTCGGCAAAGAAGGCCATCGAGGACTATACGCAGGACGAGGAACTGCGGGGGCTGCTGTTTGAGTGGCTGGACAACCGCAAGAAGAAACGCGCCCCTGAAACTAAGGGCACTATCGGACAGAACCTTGACAAGCTGGCAGAAATGGCATCTGAAAGCAATTTGAGCTTGCAGGATTATATGCGCGAAATCGTGCGTATGGGCTGGCAAGCGTTCTATCCGATTCGCAGCCAGCAGCCAGCACAACGCAATGACGGGAGGGATTTTGATTGGCTTACGGGACAATGACCGTTGCACCGCTGGCAGGAGCTATTGAGGGCGTTCAGCGTGGGACAGACCTACACCCGATAATGGGCCTGATTGCTGCTAAGTGGCCGAATTTTGGAAACGGCAAAACGCCACAGCAGAAAAAAGCAATGATTGCGGTATGGGAAAAAGACTTGTCCGACATTCCGATTTCTCTACAGCGAGCGGCACTTGATAAGAAAATCAAGTGTGGTCAGATGTTCCCGCCCTCATCCCCTGCTGAATTGCGGAATTGGTGCAACGAGATTCAGAAGCCCATGGATGATCTGGACGCAAAGTTCTATGCCGATATGGCGGAGCTTGAAATACTGGATGCTGATTTTTGTGCAAAACAGACTGCAAAATATAAAGCTGGTAAGGACGCAGGGCGCAATGCTTATGCAGGGTGGGACTGATGATTCACAAGTACATTGTCCGCATCCAGACCATAGCGAGAAGTACTACGCGAAAGTAAAGGAGATTGTACCGTGAAAGTATTAGTTGCCTGTGAAGAATCGCAGACAGTCTGCAAGGCGTTCCGAGAACGCGGACACGAAGCGTACAGCTGCGACATTCAGGAACCGTCGGGAGGACACCAGGAATGGCATATTTTAGGCGATGCCATGAAAGCAATCGAGGGTGGGCAAATCGTAACGATGGACGGCAAGGCTCATGATATAGGCAAGTGGGATTTGCTGATTGCACACCCGCCTTGCACCTATCTGACAAATGCAGGTGCCGTCCGCATGCGTGTTAAGGGCGAAATCGTTCAGGATCGATTTAAAAAGGCCATGGAAGCAAAAGAGTTTTTCCTACACTTTTTCAATGCTCCTATTCCTCACATTGCTGTTGAAAACCCAACACCCATGAAAATTGTAGGCTTGCCGCCGTATGCACAGGCAATTCAGCCATACGAGTTCGGACACCCCTACAGCAAACGTACCTGCCTATGGCTGAAAAATCTTCAACCTTTACAGCCGACTAAGATTCTTGCCTCGCATGAGCCATACGTCAACGGCGGATGCAAAGATCCCCATGGAAACTATCGCAAATTCCAGGGCCGAAAAGAACGCGACCCTAAAACACGTGCCAAAACATTCCCCGGTATCGCCGCCGCAATGGCAGAACAGTGGGGCAGTTTATGATACAAAAATACATAATCTATGGCAAGCCCATCACCAAAAAGAACAGCCCCCGCATCGGATACGTTGGCGCACACTGCCCGGTATGCCATAAGGGCAAGTACGCAAAAGTGCTGCCAAGCGCAGCCTACTTGAAGTACGCAAGAGCTGCCAAGATGTATTTAAAACCAGCGCCCAAAAATCCGCTGGACGGACGCTACAATGTCAAGTGCTTGTACTACATGCCTACACGCCGAAAGGTTGATAAAACAAACCTTGAAAGCGCCATCATGGATATTCTGGTTGATGCCGGAATTTTGAAAGATGACAACAGCAACATCGTAGCAGCAACAGACGGCTCCCGCGTGCTGTACGACAAATCCAACCCCCGCACCGAAATTTTTATTGAAGAAATGGAGGATGAAGCAGATGCCAATCTGCGAACTTTACCATGATAATTTTCAAAATTACAAGTGCTATGGAATTCCGCACGCCCAGCTTGTAATCGCCGATATTCCCTATAACATTGGCTCTAACGCTTACGCCAGCAATCCCGTCTGGTACAACGGCGGTGACAATAAAAACGGAGAAAGCAAACTCGCCAAAAAGAACTTTTTTAACACAGATGGCCGTTTCAAAATAGCAGAGTATAAAGACTGCAAGGAATTCCCTGTTTATAAAAATAACACGTGCTGCATGATTGGGTTCGACGACGATTCGACTAAAAGCATTGAGGAAACAGTTTCAAAAGTCGAGCAATGGGCAAAAGACAACCCCGTAAAAACACGAAAAAGTGAATTTCAAAAAATGTTCCCGAATGCGTATTTAGGAAACATCACTCGTTTGTTGCCTTGCTCATTAGACAAAACCTTGAAACCATTGCAATGCGCCAAGTACGGTTATTTGAGTATCACTTGCCGTTGTGATAGGTGCCGTGATGACTACTGGAATGAGGAGGTATCAGAATGACACAACTTCAAGAAGCAATCCGCAATAAAATCACGACATGCAGCGAGGATGAATAAATGGCAATCAGTAAAAAGACCCGCGTTGCGGTGTACAAGAAATTTGACGGTCATTGCGCTTACTGTGGCCGTCACATTGCCTACAATGATATGCAGGTAGACCACTTCAAGCCGCAGAGGGCGTGGAACCCAGAGGATTCTGGCACGGACGACATTGAAAACCTTATGCCGTCCTGCCGTATGTGCAACCATTACAAACGCGCCCACGACCTTGAAACATTCAGACGATACATTGCAGAGATTCCGCGAAAACTGCAAGAGAACTACACTTACAAGGTCGGCGTCGTTTACGGCAATGTGCTGGAAAATCCGAAAGCAATCAAATTCTATTTTGAAAAAGTGAGGGATACCAATGCGACTGATTGATGCAGATGAATTAAAGAAACGCGCCGAGAAGGCCTGTTTTGCCGGCATACCGGACTGCGGCGATTTTGACGTGGTCGGAGTTTCCGACATTGACATTATGCCCACCATCGACCCGGAATCCCTGCGGCCTACGGCAAAGTGGAGCCTTGGAAGAATAGAAGATCACATTGTCATGAATTTTATATGCGGCAACTGTGGTAATCGATCAGAATTGAATTATAAGTATTGCCCGGAGTGTGGCGCGAGAATGATAAAAAATGATAAAGGATGGTGAACGCAGATGAGTGAATGGATAAGCGTTAAAGACAGACTGCCTAATCCAAACGAAAAGGTTATTGTTTACAACGCAGAAAATGATGGTACGTTTTTTGCCCGCCGACTTGTAAGCCGTTTTGAATGGTGGGATTCGGTTACAAAAGAATACATAAACTGGCGGTGGTTGCCGTATGGATATACCAACATTATGCTTGACGCCGTCACCCACTGGATGCCGCTCCCCGAACCCCCGGAGGTGACCCCATGACCATTATCCTTGTTATCGCCGCCGTCTGCGTTTACGACCTGTGCTGCCTGCTCGCCGTCCTGTATATCAACCACACAGACCGAATGGACACCGTAGACGGCGCAGACAACGTTATTGCCCTTATTTTCTGGCCGCTGCTGGTCGTAACCCGCATCGGCATTGCATGTTATAGAATCATAAGGAGGCTTCTAAAATGACTTCTACCACAGGAGGTGACCCCATGACAAAACAGCAACTAGTTGATGAATACGCCCGCGAACATCTTTGCGCGACGTGCGAGTGGAAGAATGGCGATATTTGCACGCTGCCGCGCTGCATGAAAATGGAAGAAAGGAGCAAAAATGAGAGAAAGACCGCTCAACCTAGATGAATATGGAATTTCAAAAGAAAGATACCTTGAATTAAAGCACTTTTGCAAAAGATACGCTGAAATGCGGTTGGAAATTGCTAGTGCAAGAGGGCTTGATGCTGTTTCAAATGACGGTTTGCCGCACGGAAACGGAAAGGCAGACCCAACAGCTAGAAAGGCTGACAGAGCGCTAAAGTTAAGCACAGATGTCCGAATCATTGAGGACGCGGCAAGAGAAGCAGACCCCTTAAACTGGTGCGCTCTGTTGAAAAATGTAACAGAGGGAACTGCTTACGAATACCAGCCTGTGTATTGCGGCAGACGGCAGTTTTACGAAAGCAGAAGAAAATTTTTCTGGCTTTTGGACAAGAAAAAAGGGTAACTGTGGGGACGTTGTCAAGTGGTATTATGAATATGCTGGAAACTGTAAAGAGGGTACATTACAGTCCATAGCAAAACCTCCTATTCTCGATACTGACAGCCGGGAAAGACCGGCATTTTATTTGCTGCATAGCCAGCCGCAAACTGGGACTGACCAGTCAATACGGCAAGGGCGCTGCGTTCCGAAGCAACGGCGCGGCAAAGGTGCAAGACCTATGTGCAGTACCAGAGGGCAGGGTCGCAACCTGTCTGTGTGAGCGTGCGCGGTATACCTCACAAATGATGACAATGGTCGTGCAAACGGCAAGCCGCACATGCCCTTGTAGCTCAATGGCAAGAGCCTTGGTGTGCCGGTTCAAGTCCGGCTGAGGGCACATGCTGGGTCGCTCCCACCGGTGAAAGCCAGGCGCAGGCAAAACGCGATAGATAACCTGAACGCTGTAAGCAAAGCGGCAAGCCGATCAGGAGCGCGGCGCGGCGGCAGACCGCGACGGGACTTCGAGAGCCTGGGAATATCTGCCCGGCATCTGCTTGTGCGGACTCCGTTACTGACGCAGTTACGCATCGCCGAAACCCATAATATCAAAGCAGAGACCGCGGGTAAGCGCGCGGAATACAAGTGCTGCTGAACTACGTTGCGGACTTGCTCCCCGCAACGGGTGAGACCGGCACAGCATAAACCGGTAGGGCGGGAACGCGCTTCTCCTCCGGCGCAAAGGGGTTTTGGGGGATATAAGCCTACACAAATTGTGTGGGCTTTTTGTTTTGCATAAAGGAGGAAGTTATGCAAGTTGTAATGAAAGCGCTTGGAGAAATTCAGCCATACTCAAAAAACGCAAAAAAGCACGATGCAAGGCAAATCAAAAATGTTGCCGAAAGCATCAAGCAATATGGGTTTGTGCAGCCGGTTGTTGTGGACAAAAACAACATTATTGTGATTGGGCATTGCCGCGCATTGGCTGCAAAAAAGCTGGGAATCAAAGAAGTACCGTGTGTCTGTGTGGACGATTTGACACCAGAACAGGTGAACGCTCTGCGGCTGGTGGATAACAAGAGCAACGAGAGCGACTGGGACTTTGACCTGCTGAAAGATGAACTGCCGGAGCTGGATTTGTCGGCGTTTGATTTTGATTGGGGAATCTCCGATGACATTACAGAAGAAGTTGAGGAAGATGAAGCTCCAGAGGTTGACGAAGTTTCCGATCCAGTGACAAAACGGGGCGACATTTGGCAGCTTGGCAGACACAGGCTTATGTGCGGCGATAGCACAAAAAGCGACGATGTAAGCGCTCTTATGGGGGGGCGTCTTGCAGACATGTTGCTCACAGACCCGCCTTATGGGGTTGACTATACTGGGAAAACCAAGGACGCGCTTAAAATCGAAAACGATGCAAAAAGTGACGATGAGTTTATTGCGTTTTTGCAATCTGCGTTTTCGTCTGCTGATTCTGTGATGAAGCCGGGGGCTGTATTCTACATCTGGCACGCAGATTCAAAGGCGTATGTCTTTAGAATGGCGTGCCAGATGGCGGGATGGGAAGTCAGGCAGGTTCTTATTTGGGTAAAAAATGCAATGGTGATGGGCAGACAGGACTACCAATGGAAGCATGAGCCGTGCCTTTATGGCTGGAAGTCTGGTGCTGGTCATTTGTGGGCGTCAGACCGAAAGCAAACAACTGTGCTGGAATTTGACCGTCCAACAAAAAATAAAGAACATCCAACAATGAAACCTGTGGCGCTTTTCGATTATCAAATCAAAAACAACACTAAAGGCGGTGACGCCGTGCTTGATTTGTTCGCTGGCAGCGGGACGACGGTTATTGCGTGTGAGCAAAACGGTCGGGATGCGTATGCAATGGAGTTCGACCCAAGATACTGTGATGTGATTGTAAAGCGATGGGAAACCCTGACGGGGAATAGGGCGGTGCTGTTAAATGACAATTAAAGAAGCGCGAAAAATAATCGCAAAGACAGACAGCCCTTACCTAAAGAGAGACATGCAAAAGTTCATTCAACGCCAAAAGAAAAAGGAGGGCGTTTATGGCAAAAACAGGACGCCCGCGAAAAGAGATAGACCAAAACCACTTTGAAAACCTATGCGGGTTACAGTGTACAAAAGAAGATATATGCGATTTCTTTGGCGTAACGGACAAAACGATTGATGCGTGGTGCAAAAGGACATACAAGGATAGTTTTTCCGTAGTTTTTAAGCAAAAGCGAGGGAAGGGGAAATGTTCTCTGCGTCGGTATCAATTTGCGCTTGCCCAAAAAAACGCAAATATGGCAATTTGGCTCGGCAAACAGTATCTGGGGCAGAGCGATACGCCTGAACAGAAAGAGGATGGTGGGGTGCAAATTGTAGATGACTTGTAAATTGTCAAATATAGTTTCCCCTTGCTTTTGGGGAGTCCACCGCGAAATAAAGGCAGGCAATGTAAAAGAGCTTGTCGCCAAGGGCGGGCGCGGCTCTACCAAATCAAGCTATATAAGCATAGAACTGATTTTGCAGCTCATAAAGCATCCGCAATGCCATGCAGCAGTGTTCCGCAAAGTCGGCAACACGCTGCGGACGAGCGTTTATGCGCAAATCGTCTGGGCTATCAATGAGCTTGGTCTGCACGACCATTTTCGTTGCACGGTCTCCCCGATGGAATGCACCTATTTGCCAACTGGGCAAAAGGTGCTTTTTTTCGGCGTTGATGACCCCGGAAAAGTAAAGTCAATCAAAGTGCCGTTTGGTTATATCGGCATCTGTTGGTTTGAAGAACTTGACCAGTTTGACGGTGAAGAGCAAATCCGAAACGTGGAGCAGTCCTGCTTGCGCGGCGGTGACTGGTTCATTACGTTCAAGAGCTTCAACCCGCCAGCAATGGCGCGGAACTGGGCAAACGGCTACGCACTGAAAGCACGCAACGGAAAGCTGATACATCATTCCACCTACAAAACAACGCCCGCAGAATGGCTCGGAGAGCGGTTTCTGGCAGATGCTGAATATTTGCAGCGCACAAACGAAACGGCCTACCGACACGAGTATCTGGGCGAGGTTGTCGGCAGCGGCACGGCGGTATTCGAGAACCTGAAAATTCAACCAATCACAGACGAGCAGTTGAAAACATTCGACAGAATCAAGCGCGGCGTTGACTGGGGCTGGTATCCTGACCCATGGGCATACAATGCAATGCACTATGACGCAGCGCGGCGCACGCTGTACATCTTCGATGAACTGACACGGCGTAGAACCAGCAACAGGGACACGGCGCAGTTGCTTTTGGAGAAAGGGCTGACGCGTGAGGACAAAGTATGTGCGGATAGCGCAGAGCCGAAATCCATTGCGGACTATAACAAGTACGGCGTAAAGACATTCCCTGCCAGAAAAGGCCCGAAGTCTGTTGTATACGGTACAAAGTGGCTGCAGATGCTTGATGCTATTGTAATAGACCCCGTGCGTTGCCCGGACACTGCAAAAGAGTTTAGCGAGTACGAGTACGAGCGAGATAGCAAGACGGGAGAAGTGCTCGAAGGCTATCCGGATTTGAACAACCACCACATTGACGCGGTGCGCTATGCGATGGAAAGCACAGCGAACAAGGCGGGAGACACCGCCGAAACCAGATACAAGAGCATTTTCGTGTAAAGGCGGTGAGAAGACGTGAAAACATACCAAGATTTTGTAGCGGTTGGCGAGGACGAAAAGGCCCGCATGAGTTTCATACTGGGTGCAATTAATGAGTATAAGGACGACCATAGCACACGCCTTGCAGCGAACGCCAACAAGTATTACTACGGCGAAAACCCTACAATCAACAAATACGAGAAAATCATCTACGACATGCAGGGAAAGGCGCACCGTGACATGTACACGGCAAATCACAAGATAGCAAGCAAGTTCTTTGGTTTGGTCGTAGACCAAGAAGTTTCGTATTTGCTGGGCAACGGCGTTTCATTTCAGGAAGCGGAGACAAAAAAGGCGCTTGGTGCGACGTTTGATGAAGATATTATGGACGCTGCCCGCCATGCTTTGATTGACGGGCAGTCTTTCGTGTTCTGGAATCTCGACCATGTGCAGGTGTTCGCAGCAGAGGAATTTGTTCCCCTGTACGACGAGGAAGACGGCTCCATTAAAGCCGGAATCCGTTTCTGGCAGGTGGCAGACAATAAGCCACTGCGCGCCACGCTGTACGAGCTTGACGGCTACACAGAGTATCTAAAGCACAAAAGCGATGATATGGCGATTCTCAAGCCGAAACGCGCTTACAAGTTGAAGCTGCGCACCAGCGAGGCAGACGGCACAGAAATTTATGACGGTGAGAATTATCCCGGATTTCCCATTATCCCGCTGAAAAACGGAGAGCAGGCCCACAGCGAGCTACAGGGGAGACAGAATACCATTGACGCGCTCGACCTTGCTAGCTCCAACATGGTAAACAACGTTGACGAAGGCAACCTGATTTTCTGGGTTCTGACCAACTGCGGAGGCATGGACGAGCAGGACGATACAAAGTTCATTGAGCGTCTGAAAACTACCCATGTCGCCCACGCTGACGGTGACGAGGGCGCAAAGGCCACGCCACAGAGCATCGAAGCCCCGTTCCAAGGCACGCAAGCCACCATTGACATGCTAACCAAAAAGTTATACGAGGACTTTCAGGCCTTTGATTCTGCTGCTGTCAGCGCTGGCAACCAAACTGCAACGGCTATCAAGGCCAGTTATGTGCCACTCGACCTGAAAACGGACAAGTTTGAAAGCTGCGTGACGCGCTGCATCAAGGGCATTTTGGCGGTTGCCGGGATTGATGACGAGCCAACATACACGCGCAACCAGATTATCAACAAGCAGGAAGAAACGCAGACCGTGATGCTGGGCGCGGAATACTACGATGATGAATACATCACAAAAAAGCTGCTGACCATTCTCGGTGACGCAGACCAGTACGAGGATTTGATGAAGCGAAAGGCGGCAGAGGAGGTAGACCGTACAATTACCAACCAGCCACCTAACGAGCCGCAGAACCAGCCGGGAGAAGGAATGAACGGCAATGGCGAAACCTGATTATGCCCACAGAATGACCGACGCCGAGCTTGCACAGCTTGAGCGTCGCATTTCTGCTATATACCAACAGGCAGCAGACGAACTGTCAGACACGGTAAACGCTTACTTTGAGCAGTTCGAAAAGCGAGACGCAGCCATGAAAGAAAAGCTCGATGCAGGCGAAATCACCGAACAGCAGTACAAGCAGTGGCGGCTTGCGCAGATAGGGCGAGGAAAGCGTTTTGAAGCCCTGCGCGATAAAGTGGCAAAAAGATACACCGATGCAAATGCAACGGCTGTGGTATACGTCAATGACGCCACGCCGGGCATCTACAGCCTGAACCGCAATTATGCAGCTTACAAAATCGAGCAGGTTTCCGACAAAGCAGATTTTACGCTGTGGGATGAGCAGACCGTCAAACGTCTGATTGTGGAACAGCCTGACTTGATGCCGTACTACCCGCCAAAGCGTGCATTGCAGCGCGGCATTGACCTGAAATACGGAAAGCAGCAAATTACAGCTAGTGTCACAAGCTCCATTCTGCAAGGCAAAGGCATCGGCAAGATTGCGGATGACCTGCAAAGCCGTATGCGGGACATGAACCGCACGAGCGCTATCAGAACGGCCAGAACGGCGGTCACAGCAGCAGAGAACGCGGGACGGCTAGATACTTACCGTTCCGCGCAGGATATGGGCATAAAGCTGAAAAAACAATGGGTGGCAACGTTAGACAACCGCACGCGGCATGCGCACGCGGTGGCAGACGGGCAAACGGTAGACGTGGAAAAGCCGTTTATCATTGATGGTTATAAGCTCATGAAGCCTGGCGATGAATCTGCGCCGGGATACCTAGTGTATAATTGCCGCTGCACAACGATAGCGGATTTGCCAGATGTGCCAAAATCGCGGCATGAGTTGCGGAGAGCGATAGACCCAGAAACAGGGAGAAGCGTACTTGTCCCATATATGAATTACACGCAATGGAATAGCTGGAAAGAGGCAGAAAACAGATATGCGTGGGAAACATATATGAAGAAAGGGCGTAATTTTTCATCCGACAAGAGACAATTTGCGGAATACCGCAAAGTTTTAGGCAATAAAGTTCCAGATTCAGTTTACAAGTTTCAAGATTTAAAGTATAATGATATTGAAATTTGGCACGCGTTAAAGACCTTAAAAAAGCAAACAATGTTTGTAGAAAAAGCGCAATGCGAAACGACGGAAAGGAAATTCACAGAATATCTTTTGAAGACCGGCGCAAAACATGCGCAAGAATTTTTCGACGTTGGTTACACCGCGGAAAGTTCAATGCAGCTACGTTACGACATTGCAAAGCAATACGATGAAAGCAAAATTCAGAATCCAATAGCTTTGGAAGATGGTAGCAAAAAATATTCAATTCCTATGGAGCTAGGAATAACAGAAAAAAAGCGATTTTTGACTTGCTGGATAAAAGAACCCGGCAACGGAAAGCCGAGAATTACGACAGCCTATAGAAAGGATGCAGACAAGTGATACGCGAATTTGATAAAGTAAAAATAACTGCATCTGGTAAAATTGGTGTGGTGGTAGATATACGGGGCACGGACGTTTTGCGTTACCTTATCGAACTTGACGAAAACAATCAAATTATTGATTGCAAGGAAAACGAAATCGAAAAGTTAAAATGCAAATCACATTTGAAGACCACAGCGCCGAGGTGCTGGGAGCGCTTGACGCTGCTGTTGGAAGAGCACTCGAAAAATGCGGCCTTGTAGCAGAGGGATATGCTAAAAAGCTATGCCCTGTTGATACAGGCAACCTACGCAACAGCATTACACATATGGTAAACGACGGCGAAAAGGCTGCATATATCGGCACAAATAGCGAGTATGCGGTTTATGTGGAGTGCGGCACGGGCGTTTATTATCCCGGCGGCAGACAAACGCCGTGGGTGTACCAAGATGCAAAAGGCGATTGGCATCTGACCCACGGCCAACGCGCAAAACCGTACATCAAGCCCGCAGTGGCAGACCATGCCGCGCAGTATAACAGAATTATCGAACAAGAGCTGAAAGGCAAATAAGCCTCTCGGCTCTTTTTATTGGGAGGAAAGCACATGAAAAAGATTCTTTATATCGCAATCGCAATTATGGTTTCAGTTTTGCTTTTGTGTGGCTGCTCCGAAGCCGATAGAGCAAACTCCAATATTTCTAAACAGGCCGATTACTTTGAGAGCGAACGAAAAATCACCGTATACAACGCCAGAACAGACAAGGTCATTATGGAAGCCGAGGGGTATATGTCTATCTCCAACAATTCCAGCAACGAGCTTGTCTGCACTGTAAAGGTTGGTCCTGATACTTACAGGAAAAATTACATCTACCTGAACAGCTACACGATGTATGTTGTCGAGGACATTACAGGAACACACACAGACCCGTACCATTACAAGCTTTATTTCCACACAAATGTGCTGCCCAGCGTTGAAGTGAAACCGTAAAAGACAAGTTTACCTAGCAACCACCGAGGCGTTCTCGGCGGTTGCTATTTTTATACGAAAAAACAGCGAAGCACTGCTGTTTTGAATAAATAAAACTCAAATGGCGAAGAACCGCCACCGAAGAAAAGGAGAGAACCCCAATGGCAAAATTTACACGCGCTGAAATCCGTAAGATTATTGGCGAAAGCTGCACTGATGAAATTGAAAATCAGCTGGTGGCGCTCCATCTGGGCGTTGTTGACCCGCTGAAGGACGACGTCACGCGGTATAAAGCCGATGCGGAAAAACTTCCAGCCGTTCAAAAGGAACTGGACGACCTGAAAGGAAAGGGCGATGACGGTTACAAGGAAAAGTATGAATCCGAGCACCAGGCTTTCGAGGATTACAAAACCAGCGTGGCCGCTGAAAAGACTACCGCTGCCAAAGAAAAGGCACTGGAGACCGCCCTGAAAAAAGTCGGCATTGCCGACAAACGCTTGCAGTCTGTTGCTCGGCTGTGCAAAGGCGATGGCTTGCTAGACAAGCTGGAACTTGACGATAAAGGCGCTATCAAGGATTCTGACAAGCTGGAAGCCAGCCTGAAAGAATCTTACAGCGACTACATCGTCACTACCAGCACTCAGGGCGCAAACACGGCGAACCCGCCTGCCGGAAACGGCGGCAGTGGTTCTATCACGGCAGAAGCCTTTAAAAAGATGGGCTATGCCGACCGACTGAAACTCAAGAAAGAAAGCCCGGAACAGTATGCCGAGCTTGCAAACAACAAAGGAGACTAACACATGGCAGATACTATTTTGACCAAACTGGCAGACCTGATTGACCCGGAAGTCATGGCCGATATGATTTCGGCTAAAATCCCTGACAAAATCCGCGTGGCACCTTTTGCAAAGGTGGATGACACCCTTGCTGGTGTTCCCGGCGATACCATCACTGTGCCGTCTTACGGCTACATTGGTGACGCAGAGGACGTTGCAGAGGGCGTTGACGTTGACATCGACAAGATGAGCACCAAGGACAAGAAGTACAAGATCAAGAAGGCCATGAAGGGCGTCGGCCTGACCGATGAAGCTGTGCTGTCTGGCTACGGCAACCCCGTTGGCGAAGCCAATGCGCAGCTGGCGCTGGCTATCGCTGCCAAAATCGACAATGACTGCATGGAAGCCTTGCAGGGCGCTACGCTGGTGTATGACGGCACTGCTGCCGCTATCAAGTACAGCGGCGTGGTGGATGCCATTGACGTGTTCAACGAGGAAATCAACAGCGACAAGGTCATGTTCATCAACCCCAAGCAGATGGCGACCCTGCGCAAAGATGCGGACTTTATCAGCGCTGACAAGTATCAGGCTGGCGTTGCTGTCACCGGCGAAATCGGCAAGATTGCCAACACCCGCGTTGTAGCATCCCGCAAGGTTCCTTCCATCGAGTACGAAAAGGACAACAGCACCGGCACCATTGAGATTGTCGCGGATACTACCGCCGAAACCACCACCAAAAAGCATCTGGCGACCATCCAGCCCCATTGCGCTGCTGCGCTGGTTGTCGGTGATAAGGTCAAGGCTGCTGCTACCGCCTACTACGCTTGCCCCATCGTCAAGCTGAATGAGGACAGCGAGACTGAGGACGATGTCCCCGCTCTGACCATCTACCGCAAGCGCAATATCAACGTGGAGACTGAGCGCAAGCCGCGTAACCGTTCCACCGAGATCACCGCTGACGAGTTTTACGTTGCGGCTCTGACCAACGAAGCCAAAGTTGTGCTGGCAAAGTTCAAAAAGTAATAAGGGGGCAGCGTAATGCTTGAAGAATTGATGAGGGAGTGCCGGAACTGGTTTGTCACACAGAATGGCGTCCATCTGGGCGAGTTCAGCATCAAGGGCGGGAGCATTGCGCTCCCTTTTTTGCGTGCCGGACAGTATTTCCGCATTGTGGGCAGCGTTATGAACGATGGTGTGTATCAATACGGTAACTGCTCGTTAAGAGATGAAACGTTTGATGGCGCTGTCTGGGCCATGGCCGTGCCTGCCGAATTTATGCGCCTTGAAGAAGAAATCAAGGCGTGGCGCACGCAGTACGAGAACGCCGCAAATAGCCCATTTCAAAGCGAGAGCTTTGCGGGGTATAGTTACACTAAATCTACTGCGAGCGGCGGTTCTGGCGGCTCTCTGCCGGGCTGGCAAGGTGTATTTGCATCACGGCTGAACAAGTGGAGGAAACTGTAATGAGAACCGATAAACTCGACGTCGATGTTACTGTAAATCTCAGCATGAACATTGATAAATCTACAGCTGAGGGATGCTTAAAAATCGTTGAAATGTTTGTGAACGCAAGCAATGCTCGCGTCGTTGCAGATAGAGAGCCAAATGGCGATGTGAGGTATCATTATGAGTTTACTTGATGCGTTTTCGCGTCGCTGCTGTATTATGGACAAGACCACAAAGCCGGACGGCGAAGGTGGCTATGTTGTCGAGTGGGCAGATGGCGCGGAGTTTGACAATTTCGTTTCGCTGGATAGCAGTTTGGAGGCCCGCCGTGCAGAAGCAGAGGGCGTGACCAGCGTATATACCGGCGTTGTCAACCGAGATGTGCCGATTGAGTATGGCAGCGTCTACAAGGACGTTGAAACAGGCGCGTATTATCGCGTAACAAGCCGCCCGGAAGAAAAGCAAGCCCCGAAAACGGCTTCCTCTATGCTGCGCAACTTAATGAGCTTTACGGCTGAACGCATGGGAGGGCTGCCGAAATGACAAAGGGCGCTGCACTACAGCAGTTTTTCGATAGCTTTCTCCCTGCGTATGCTACAAACGCCGTGCCGGACGACGTTGTACTCCCATACTTGACTTATGATGCGGTATTTGACGCTGAAGGAGGTGCGCCGTCGCTAACGGTGAACCTGTGGTTCTATACGACGTCTGAGGCTGTTCCAAATGCCAAAGCACAGGAAATATCGGACGCTATCGGCATCGGTGGCAAGTTGCTGAAATTTGACGGCGGCTACATTTGGATTCGGCGCGGTTCCCCTTTCTGTCAAGCGCTGGCAGATGAAACAGACAAAAACATTAAGCGGCGGTATTTGAACATTACCGCCGAATTTTTATGCCAAAATTGAGGTGAAAATATGGGTAAATTTACCGCTATTCCCAAAGATACGTTCGACGCATTGCAGCTTGACGCTGGCGTGCTGTTGAACACATTCAACCCAGCAAGCATTGCCGCTCCGCAGGACGGCGACATTATCTGCGCCACTACTGGCGGCATCAACGCCACTTGCGTTCCTACATTCTCCGACTTGGGCGAGGACGTTGACAACTGCCCGGTCAACACCAAAGAGCTGAAACATCTGGACAGCTGGGAGTGCAAAATGTCCTTCACGGCTCTTGGCACGTCCCCTGATAATATCAAGATGGCTCTGGGCAGTGCAGACGTTACCACAAACAAGATTACGCCTCGCCGCGACTTGAAGCAGACCGACTTTAAAGACGAACTGTGGTGGGTGGGTGACCGCGCAGATGGTGGCTGCGTTGCTATCTGCCTGAAAAACGCTTTGTCCACTGGTGGCTTCTCGTTGCAGACTACCAAGAGCGGCAAGGGGCAGATTTCCTGTGAGCTGACTGGCCATGTCTCCATCACTGCACAGGACGTTGTCCCTATGGAGTTCTACAGTATCGACGCGGAGGGATAAAAAATGCGACTGCTTTCTCAGATGACTACCGACGAGACCTGCGATGTCTTGTGCATCGCCGCCCCTCATATCCAGAACATGGCCGATGACAAAAACCTCATTGCAGAGGTTCAACGCAGGCTTCCCAAAGGGGAACATACGCAGATTGACGTCTATAGGTTCGGCCTTACGCGCGTTGTGAATCTTGTTCCCATCTTCTTGAAAGACCACAGAGAAGACGTATATGCGATTCTTTCTCTGTTTAACGGCCTCACCCCAGAAGAATGCGGAAAGCAGGGTTTCTTAAGCACGTTGGCGCAGATTAACGAGCTTGTGAAAGACGAGGACTTCGTTAATTTTTTCAAACAGTCTTTCGGTACGGAGCAGAAAACGTAATAGTCGCAATCTTAAGCATGCCGAAACTGAGCGCACGTGCGTTTATGTCGGCACTGCCATACCGAATCAAAGAAAAAACGGATGAAGTGGCATATCGTGTTTATATGTCGGATGTACTTATCACGATTACAAAAAACATGATAAAAACAGAAAGCGAGCCGAAAAGGTACTGGGATATAATCAACCCGCCGCCAGAAGAAACACGAACAGCGGATGAAATCAAAGAACACATGAAGAACAAGCTGAGAAAACTGGAAGAGCCGCCCCAAAAATAGGGCGGCTCATTTTAGAAGCAGTTTGTCATAATGGCTTTGTAGATTTTATCGTCTACCTCGATTAAAAAGCGTTTACCGCTTGCAACCCACTGTGGGTCTTCTTTCAGCTGAATTGCAATCTGATAAATGCCTTTTTGTTTTGCGGTGACTGCGCCAGCCACGAGACCAGCAGGCCCAAGAATGGCGCCGCCAACAAGCCCGCGCATCACACCAGAAGACATAGATTTCTTCTGGGATTCATCCAGAACGGAATAATCTGCAACGGTGCTTCTGTCTAATGGGATTGCTGGCATCAATCCCATGTCGAGTTGAACTCGACCAAAAGAAAGATTAACCTTCTTTCCGACGTAATCTCCTGCGATAACTGCATTTTTAGCTTTTGCCATAGCAAAACACCTCCTAAAGCTAGGATACAGCATGGCTAACAAAAAATCAACAAGAAAGGAGTGAGAAGTTGGACGTATTTAATCTAAACGCAAAATTAAGTCTTGATACAGATGATTATGAACGGCAGTTAAACGATGCAAGCGGCAAAACAACATCGTTTTGGGATGTATTCAGCGGGACGTTTCTTGGAAATGCTGTTTTTGATGGCCTGAAAGCTGTGGGAAGCACGATTGTATCTGTTGGCAAATCGGCAGCAGGTGCAGCTCTCGATATTGGAAAAGCATCCCTGAGCAGTTACGCAGACTATGAGCAGCTTGTCGGCGGCGTAGAAACCTTGTACAAGGACAGCGCAGGTATTATTGAGGGCTATGCAAAGGACGCGTACAAGAACGTTGGCCTGTCTGCAAACGAGTACATGGAGACATCAACATCGTTTGCTGCGGCTCTGGTTTCAAGTTTGGGCGGCGATACACAAAAAGCCGCTGAAATGGCGAATACTGCAATTTCGGATATGTCCGATAATGCGAACAAGATGGGCACCAATATTTCTTCCATCCAAGACGCATATAACGGCTTTGCAAAGCAGAACTACACCATGCTTGACAACTTAAAGCTCGGCTATGGTGGCACACAGGCTGAAATGAAGCGGTTGATAAAAGAAGCCGCTGCCATGAAGGACACGCAAGCGGAACTTGGCGTAACGGTTGATGCAACCAGTATGTCTTATGCGAATATTGTACAGGCGATTCACGTCGTACAGGCAAACATGGACATTATGGGGACGACCAGCAAAGAAGCTGCAACTACCATCCAAGGTAGTACAGCTTCGATGAAAAGCGCCTGGGAAAATCTGCTTACAGGCATTGCAGACCCAGAACAGGATGTTCAGCAGCTAATCAATAATTTCGTAGACAGTCTTCTTACTGCTGCTCAAAACATTTTGCCGCGTATCGAAGAAATTGTCCCAACGCTGATTAACGCCATGACCGAGATAGGCGCACAGTTGGCCCCTGTAGTCAGCACTGTTATCGAAGGCATGATGCCAACCGTCGTAGAAGGGATAGAGGCACTATTTAACGGCCTTGGATTTTTGGCAGACGAGTTACAGCCAATCATTGATGAATTATTCTCTTTTCTTGGCGACGCGATAGTAAATGCGCTGACGAGCGCAATCGAAAATTCTGATTTTAGTGTAATTTTTGATATTTTCGATGAAATCAAAGAGGCGGTCAACGAAGTAATCCCTGTTATAGAAACCTTAGCTCCTGCCATTGGCGCGGTTGGCACTGCTATTGCTGGATGGCAAATTGGAACGAAAATCCAGAAAATGGTGACCGCTTTCGACGAGGCTAAAGTTGCCGTATCTCTGTTCAGCATGGGGCTTTCTGATTCAGAGGTTGCACAAGGCGCTTTGGACGGTACGCTCAAAGGGTCGGAAGTTGTCGTTGGGCTGCTTACTGGGAAAATTGATTTGCTTTCTTTAGCGCAAGGCAAACTCAAGGCTGCGCAGGCTGCGCTAAACGCCGCTATGTCAGCCAACCCGATTGCAATCGTAATCACGCTGATTGCGGCTCTGATTGGCGTATTTGCCACTCTGTACGCAACGAACGAAGATTTCAGAAACAAAGTCAACGAAATTTTTGAGTTCGTAAAGACAACTGTTGTTACATTCTTCACAGAGACCGTTCCAGAGGCGATTAATAGTGCGTTAGAGTGGTTTCAACAGCTCCCCGATAAAATATCTGAGTTCATGGCAAACGCCGTGCAAAGCATTGCTGACTGGGCTACACAGACGGCGGAAAATGCCCGCCAAGCTGGCAGCAATTTTATCAATGCTGTTGTAGAATTTTTCTCGCAACTCCCGTACAACTTAGGCGTATTTCTCGGCACAGCGCTTGCAAACATCGCAATTTGGGCGGTAGAAACGGCAGAGAATGCGCGGCAAGCTGGCTCCCAATTCTTGCAAAACGTAGTTGAGTTCTTTACGCAACTCCCCGGCAACGTTTTAACGTTCCTGTCTACCACGATCCAGAACGTCATTGCATGGGCTGGGCAAATGAAGTCCAACGCAATCGACGCTGCATCTACGTTCCTGAATAACGTAATTGAGTTTTTTACTCAGTTGCCCGGAAACATTGCAGAGTGGTTCACAAAAACGATTGAAAAAGTCGTAGAGTGGGCCGAAGAATTGAGGAAAAACGGTGAACAGGCCGCAAAAGATTTGCTAGATGCTGTTGTTACTGGCCTTCAGGAATTACCCGGCAAAATCTTTGATTTAGGCGTGAACGCGGCAAAGAGCTTGCTCGATGGTATTAAGAGTATGGGCGGCTGGCTGAAAGAACAGGTCGGAAATTTCGTAGACGGCATGGTCCCCGGCTTTACCGGCACGGTGCAGACAAACGGCTCCCACGCTGGCGGTCTGGACTATGTTCCTTATAACAACTACGTTGCAAACCTGCATCGCGGCGAAATGGTTCTGACGGCTAAAGAGGCCGACAGCTACCGCAAAGGCGAGAAAAACGCTGTTGTTGGCGGCGTGACTGTTATCCAAAACATCTACAGTCAGGCCAAAACTGCGGCAGAGCTTATGCGCGAGGCGCAGTATGAGCAACGGCGGGCGCTTATGATGGGTGCAATTTGAAAGAGGGTGAAGCATGTACACAGCAAGATTTGTGCGGGATGACGGCGAAACGCTGTATTTCGGCTATAATTATGGCTCTATCGTGAATATAGACCCTCTTTCGGATGTAGATGTTGATGTAGCGCTGTCGCAGGGCTTTCAACAGGTCGGCAAGACCTTTGAGAGCGCGACTGTCGGAGAAATTACGCGGGAGGTTAGCGGCTACCTGCTGGGCGACAGCAGGGTGATGAAGCGTAAAATGCTGCGCATTCTCACGCCAAACTCATTCGGCAAGCTGTATTTCGGCGACGGCTATTACTGCAACTGCACCGTGAAGAAGACCCCGGCTTTCAAGCAGCGCCGCTTTGACGCTGCTTTTCAGTTTACGGTTCTCTGCCCCTTCCCTTACTGGCTGGCAGCTGACCGCAAAGGGCAGCAGATTGGAAAGCTGACGCCGTCCTTCAAGTTCCCGGTGAACTACAAAAAGCACAAGTTCGGCGTTACAGACGGCAGTGTATTCATGAACTTTATCAATGACGGAGATACGGACGTTACGTTCTCTGTTATTTTCTACGCGCAGCTTCCGTTGAGCAATCCCGAAATCACGAATGTGAACACGCTGGAAAAGCTGAAAATCAATGAATCACTGCAAGCTGGCGAGTATATCACAGTAAGCCGGGAGGGCGCATCCAAGCGTCTGACCGTCATAAAAACGAGCGGTGACGTAGAAACTAACATCTACGGAAAGCTCGATGACGCAAGCAACCTGTACTACATTCGCGCTGGCGACAACATTCTCAAGCATTCCTACACGGACGGCGCTGAACACGCCTTGAATACGAGCGTTTTCTATAATGACGCCTATGTGGGGGTATTCGATGATATGTAGAGTATACGACCCTCAACTAAACAAGCTCGGGCAGATTGAAACGTTTGTCTCCCTTGTCTGGACGGAAAAATATAATCAGCTTGGCACGTTCCAGCTGGAATTGTCGCAGCAGCAGGAATACAGCGACCTCATGGGGGAGGACTATTACTGCGAAATCGACGACAGCGACACGCTTATGATTATTAAGTCTGTCCAGACAAAGGGAAACACGATTATTGTGAACGGCGCTCCCGTAACGCGCATTTTAAGAGACCGTGTGAGCACCGCAGAGTTATCAAATATCAACGCGGAAACTGCAATGCGTAATCTTATCCAAGACATGGAACCGTGGCCCTGCGTAGCTCTTGGCGCGTCCTGCGGGCTTGCTGACAAGTTTGAGGCCCAAACGTCCGACCAGACCATTGAGGAATACTGCGAAAAAATAGCGCAGGCCGTTGACGCTGGTTTCAGGCTACGCTTTGACAAGCCGAATAGAAAGCTGCTTTTTGAGGTATACAAACCGGGCGAAAGTCAGACCGTAAAGTTTTCTACATGGTTTCAGAATGTCGGCAATCTAGACTACTGCGTCTCAACAGCAAGCTACAAGAATGTCGCTATCGTTGCTGGCGCGGGCACAGGCGACGAGCGTATCACCGTCTATGCAGGCGACACGGCTTCAGCAGGCATTGACCGCCGCGAAATGTACGTAGACGCTCGGCAGGAGCAGCAGAAAAACGACGAAAGCCTAGAGGACTACAAAGCGCGGCTTGTGGAGTACGGGAAAGGCAAGTTGCTTGAGCAGCTGCGCCTTGAAACGCTGGACTTTGATATTGATTCCGACTGCGTGAACTTGGGAGACGTTGTTTCCTGCATTTTCCCAGAGCTGGGCATCAATGCGAAAGTCCGTATCATGGGAAAGACCATTACTGCGCAGAACAATGTCACACAGTACAGCGTTGAACTCGGGACACCTGTAATTACAAAGAGGTACTAAATGGCAATTATCACATATCCTCTGAACGATGTGGAGTACACGGCAGAAGATGCAGAGACCTACCTCTGCACCCGCACAAGCGGTGTATATGCTGCCGAATCGTTCCCCGCAACCGTTACAGAGTCACGAAAAATCACCATCGGGCCAGGTATGGCCTGGATTAACAACGGCACGTTTAAAGGAAAAAGCGTTGTTAGCACGGAAAATGTATCTGTAGCAATCCCCATTGCGGACGGTGCGCTCCCCCGCATTGACAGAATCGTGCTTCGCTTCACCAAGAGCACTAACGAAAGCACGTTTAAGGTAAAGACCGGCACACCCGCTTCAAGTCCTGTAGCGCCCACTCTAACGCGCTCCGAGCTGCTGTATGAGCTGGGCCTATACACTGTGTCTGTCCCTGCTGGCAGCCTTACAGTGAGCGCTGCGGATGTCACCAACACAATGCTTGACGAAAACGTGTGTGGACTGATGCGCGACGGCGTGACGGGCCTGCCGACTGGCACGCTGCAACAGCAGTATGAAGCCCTTATCAAATCGATGACGGACGAGATCGCAGCTATTAAGGTGGGCAGCGCTACCATGCTGAAAGACGTCTACGACCCTTCGGGACTTGGCACATCTGCTACTGTACAGGTGTACAGCTGCGCCAAAACAGGTAATACGTTTGCGCTGACTGGCTCTGGAGCTGTGGGCCGTTTCAAAGCACCTGCAACGTTCACCAGCGGCGACGCATTCAGCATCAATGGCAAGGCTGTGCCTGCGTATGTGGGCGCAAACGCTGTTGACGCGGACACAATTGTTAAAGACAGGTGGGTACTGTTTACCTATGACGGCTCACAGCTAAATTTTAACGGCGGCGGTGGCCTCGGCGCAAACAAGCTGGCACTAGCTACCGCCGAGCCTGATGATGTGCTGGACGGTAAGAAGTATTACGCCAAAAATAAGACAATCAAGACTGGTAATTTGCCTATACAGCCCAAGATCGTTTCCCCTGTCTCCTACAGCGTCGGCAGCGGGAACCTCAATGCGCGTATTCCCAAGGGCGCTTATAAGGATGACGCTGGCGCAGGGTATCCAGAGGTTGTAATCCCTGTCGGCTCTGCTCCTGCGTCCGCAGTTCTGGCGGGCAACAATTTTACGAGCGCTGAAGCGGGCGTGAATGTTGGCGGCAGCATGACAAACCAAGGCAACTGGAGCCGGGAGATATCCCCGGGCGGTGCGGTTACAGTCCCGGGCGGATACCACACAGGTAACGGAATGGTGAGCGCAAAAGCACTGAAAGCGGTGACAATCACCATGGTCGACGGTTCCGGCTCGTGGAGTTATACGTTCACGGGCGGCACGCTGGTAGGCATCTGCGACATCGCGGAGAGCGCGTATAGCTCGGAGATCGCGTACCTGAACATCAGCGGGAACACCATCACCATGAAATGGAGCGGCAACGGCACGGTGAACCGCCAGATTACGCTGATTTACTACTAAGAGGAGGGTCAAACTTGGCAGCAACTATTTATGAACCGTTGTCTACAGCACATCTCAAAGCGTGTACCGTAGACTTCGACAGCAGGCCCGACAAAAAGGCCGTGAATCTGGTTCAGTATGACCAGACCATTCCTGTTCTTTGCGTTTCGCTCAAAAAAGGCGGCACAGAGTATAAAGTCCCGTCTGACGCAGATGTAAACATCCGCATGGACAAGCGCGACGGCTATCATGTGTACAATCCTGCGCTTGGCGTGAATGCAGAGCGCGCAATCGCATATTTTGCTGTCACTCCGCAGATGTCTACTGGCTGGGGCGACTATTACCCGATTGTTGAAATCACTGTCGGCGGTGGCGTTGCAGGCAGTGCGCCCATCTGGCTGCACTTCGACAGAAACCCTCTACCTGAAAATGCTATTATCAGCAGCGACGAGTACAAGACTATTCAGCAGCTCTTGGAAGATGTGAAAGCTGTTAAGGCTGACACTGAGGCTATAAAGACCGCCACAGAGCAGATTAAGGCCCAGACTGAGGCCGTTAGAGACCAAGCCAAGGGATTCGCCGACAATGCCAAGAACAGTGCGGACAAGGCACAGACCCTCGTTGACGGGATGCCCTCTGACTACAGTCAGGCTATGAAAGACATTGGCACGCTGAAGAACCAGATGCAGCTTGCCTACCCCGATGACAGCACCATTGGTGAAAATACGTGGAGCAGCAAGAACATCGTGGATATGCTTTGCCCACCGCTGGAAGAAAGCGGCAACCCTGTTGTGTGCTACCCTGTGGCGGGTTATCCGCTTGGCGTGAAAGCGAAGTGGGAGCCCATGCAGGAGGGCACGGGAACGCCGTCACCGGAAAACATCCGGCCTATCAAGGGACGTGACAGCGTGAGGGTGACAAGGTGTGGGGAAACCCTGTGGAGCCTTGATAAAATCACCTTGCAGACGTTTAATACGAATATCACAACACAAATCGATATGGACGCTGTGAATCTTCTGCCCAGAAATGTGAAACTATATTTTTCTGGTCAGTGCTCAAACGGAAAATTGAGAGAGATTCGTTTTTATGATGGCACTGGCGCGGAAATGGGAACGTTGTGTACAGAAGGTGGTTACAGCACGGTTATTAAAGCCGGAAACATAGCGAAGGTGCTCTTGTACGCAGGACTGAACGAAAACAGCGAGAGAACTTGCACCAACCTGCAAATCACGCCTGGCACCACCGACCCCACCACCTACACACCGTACATCGGGCAGACCAACACCCTGACCCTGCCGGAAACCGTGTATGGCGGTGAGGTGGACGCGGTGACGGGAGAGGGGCAGAAAGTGTGGAAATCCGTAGCGCTGGACGGTACGGAAAACTGGAACACGTGGGGCGTTAACAAGAACAACACAAATGTCACAGGCTTTTTTACCTATGATATTAATGACTATTCCAATGATGGTAGTAATATCAATAAAATTCTGTGCAGCACCATGTCGAATGAAGAAAAAAATATATGGGGTGGAAAGAACATGGGAGTTGGCCTTGCCAATTCTGGGAATTCTAAATATCTAATTTACTGCATAACGACAAATACGTTGCCTGATACGACGGATGACAAAAAAGCCATGGCATCGTTTAAGACTTTCCTTGCCAACTTGTACGCCGCGGGGACACCCGTGCAAGTGGCCTACAAGCTGGCAACGCCCACTCCCTTCACCGCGACAGGCGCACAGCCCATCCCCGCGCTTGCGGGAGCAAATACCGTTCTGACTGACGCCGACAGCGCGACTGTTACTGGGCGCGCAGACCCCATTAAACGAATCACCGATTTGGAAGATGCGGTTGCATCTCAAACCTGAAAGGAGATATCACCATGGCTATCAAGAGTAAAGCGCGGCACGATTTAACCATGCGCAGTATCAAGCGAGAGATTGCAGCAGGACGTGATGTTGCGTTCTGGTTGGACAAGGCGTACACGCACTACGACAACGGCCTGCTGGATGAGGCAGACATTGCCGAGGTGGAGACGCTGGCACAGAAATACTACGATGCGCTGGATGCGAGAGAGAGCGCAGACGAGGTTACGAAGACGCCGGATGTGCCGGAGGTTGACGGCGCTGAAAATACCACCGGTGAAGAAAACGACACCAACGAAAAGGAGAGTGAAACCAATGAAGGATGAAATGATCCTGTCGCCCGAAATGGACGAGGAGCTGTCGAACGGGAAGGGAGAGGACGAGAATGAGTGATTCTGCACTGGCCGTTTACACGGCCATCAGCCCAAACTGCAACCGGCCCCGGAGCCAGCCCATCAGCAAGATTACTGTTCATCATATGGCTGGTAACACGACGCTTGAATCTTTCGGCGCTCTTGTCGGCAGGCCCTCACGCCAGATGAGCGCAAACTACGCCATCGAATCCAGCGGGCGCATCGGTCTGTTCTGCCACGAGGCGGACAGGTCGTGGTGCAGTTCCAGCCCGTGGAACGACCAGCGGGCCATTACTATCGAAGTCGCTAACGACAGCGGCGCACCGGACTGGCACGTCAGCGACAAGGCGTATGCCGCCCTGCTCGACCTTTGCACCGACATTTGCCGCCGCAATGGCATCAAGGAGCTGACCTACACCGGCGACAAGAACGGCTCGCTCACGATGCACTGCTTCTACGCGGCTACCGCCTGCCCCGGCCCCTATCTCAAGAGCATGTTCCCCGACATTGCGGCACAGGTCACGAAGCGCTTGAAGGGCGACGTGGCCGACGCTGCACCCGTCAAGACGCAGGAGCAGACGTTCATTGACGTCATGGCCGAGAAGTGCCAGAGCCGCTGCCTGAACGCGCATCTTCTGCCGTCGCTGTGCATTGCGCAGGCGTGCCTTGAAAGCGCCTACGGCACGAGCGAGCTTGCAGTACAGGCAAACAACCTGTTCGGCATCAAGGCCAGCAATTGGAGCGGCAGAGTGTACAACAAGGCCACGAAGGAGTGGGACGGCAGCAAGTACATCACCATCACGGCGGGCTTCCGCGCCTACGATACGATGGTCGCCTGTGTAGAGGACTACATCAAGAAGCTGACGACCATGCCGCGCTATTCCAATTTGGTCGGCTGTACAGACATCAACAAGGCGTGCGAGTACATCCGGGTTGATGGCTGGGCCACCAGCCCGACGTATACCGCAAGTCTTCTGGCCGTCGTGAACCAGTTCAACCTTACGCGCTTTGATAAGGCGGCGGTGGACAAGCCCGCCGCGCAGACGCATCAGGAGGTATGGCTGGATCACGTCGTCCTGCCGAACGCTGCGGCGATGGAGTTCTACCTCATCGCCAAGAAGTACGGGCTGGACAACGACAAGGCGTATCATGCAAAATACGTGGAGGTGTGATGCCGATGCAGCATGTATTTTCGTTTACACTTGCGGAGGCCTGGGCGTTTTTAATTTACGCGGCGGGCGCTGCTGCCGGGCTGTATGCCGGGGGCGTTGCCATTAGCAAAGTAATCACCGCAGTAAAAAAGCCGAAGACCGACCAAGACAAACGCATTACCAAGCTTGAAGAGCGGGTGAACGCCATGGAGGGATTCTTGAAAAACGACAAACAGCGGCTTGACCGCATGGACGAGGGGCAGCATGTGACCATGCAGGCATTGCTTGCCCTGCTTGACCACAATCTGGATGGGAACAACATTGACCAGATGCAAAAAGCAAAGGAAGCTTTGCAAAATCATCTGATTGGTTGAAAGAAGGGGCATATCTATGTACGATTTTTTGAAAAATCTTGCAGCGCTTATCAAGGTAAAAACCATTGTAACGCTTGTGGTGGTTGCGGTGTTTGCTACAATGGCCTTGCGAGGGGCACTGCAGGCTGACACGGTCATGACCATTGTTACAATGGTCGTGGCCTTTTATTTTGGAACACAGACCGAAAGCAAGAACAAGAAGGATGAGTAATCATGCCAAAGTTTGATTTTGTCGGCGGTTTGCTGACCGATGAAGAAACGGATGTTTTGCAGCTTCGGCGGCGCGGCTGGCGCAATGCTGATATTGCGGCAGAACTGAATTGTAGCGAGCGCACGGTAAAACGGCGCGTACACAGCATCAAAAACAAAATAGGCTGATTTAAAGGGCGCGGCTGCTTTTGTGGCCGCGCCTTTTTTATTTTGTCCCAAAGACGGCACAATGTTGGCACTTTACTGGCCTACGTTGTGCCGTCTTTTTTTGTACAATTTAGATAAAAGGAGCGGTTCGGATGGCATACAAGCAAATCAACCTAAACCCGGAACAAAAGCGCGTCGGCGATTGTACCGTCAGAGCCATTGCAGCCGCAACGCATCAATCGTGGGCGGCTGTATATGCGGCGCTGGTGCTGGCAGGATTTGAACTGCATGATATGCCGTCTGCAAACTATGTCTGGGGCAGTTATCTGCGCCGATGTGGGTGGAACCGTTCGGCAATTCCGAACAGCTGCCCGGACTGTTACACAGTGGCAGATTTTGCGGCGGAGCACCCAGATGGCACGTATATTTTGGCAATGGCTACGCATGTTGTGTGCGTGGAAAATGGGGACTGGCTGGATACATGGGACAGCGGAGATGAAGTGCCGCTGTACTACTGGCAGAAAGGATGATTGACTATGGCGTTTGGCGTACCGTATCAGCCCGGCTATATGCCGAACTATTATCCAATGGGGCAGCAGATGCCGTCGGCCATGCCCGATCAGCTTACACAGCTCCGGCAAGCGGCATATCCGCAGCAGCAACCGGCACAGCAAAGCTCGCCTATTATCTGGGTGCAAGGTGAAGAAGGAGCCAAAGCGTATATGGTGGCGGCAGGGAACAGCGTACTGCTGATGGACAGCGAAAACAGCACATTTTACATTAAGGCCACCGACGCCAGCGGTATGCCTCAGCCATTGCGCGTTTTTGACTACTCGGAACGCACGGCAAGCCAGAAACATCCAGCACAGACCGCGCAAAAACCGAAAGAGGAATATGTCACACGGCAAGAGTTCAACGCGCTGACAGCCCGCTTTGACGCGCTGGCGGCAGATAAACCTTTGACGCGCAAGAAAAAGGAGGCAGACAATGAGCAACCCTCTGTTTAACGCTCTTGGCGGCGGCAAAATGCCGGGCGCAATGGGACAATTCCAGCAAATGATGCAGCAGTTTCAGCAGTTCCGCAATAACTTTCAGGGCGACCCCAAACAAGAGGTGGAAAAGCTGCTGCAATCCGGCAAGATGAGCCAGCAGCAGCTAAACCAGCTGCAAGCGATGGCGCAGCAGTTTCAGAGCTTTTTACAATAGGTTCAAACCGTGCGCACGGTGAACAATACATTCAACTTTTGAAAGGAGTTAAACATGAGTCTTTCTTCGGACGGCACTGTTATGACAATGCCTGTTCAGCCCGCGAATATGGGCAATGGCAACGGCTGGGGCTTTGGCGGCGATGGTGCGTGGTGGATTATTATTCTTTTCCTCTTCGTTTTCTGCGGCTGGGGCGGCAACTGGGGCAACAACGGCTTTGGCGGCGGTAATGGTGCTGGCGCTGTCGATGGTTACATCCTCACCAGCGACTTTGCCAACATCGAACGCAAAATCGACGTCGTAAACAACGGTCTGTGTGACGGCTTCTATGCTCAGGCACAGCTTGTCAACGGTGTGCAGAACGCTATGCAGCAGGGCTTTATGAGCGCCGAAATCAGCCGCGCCAATCAGCAGGCGGCATTTATGCAGCAGCTCAACGCCATGCAGATGCAGCAGGCTAATTGCTGCTGCGAAACCCGCGAAGCGATTCAGGGCGTAAACTACAACCTCGCTACGCAGGCTTGCGACACGCGCCAGACTATCCAGAACGGCACGCGGGACATCATCGAGAACCAGAACGCGAACGCCCGCGCTGTGCTTGACGCACTGACGGCGCAGCGTATTGAGGCAAAGGATGCCAAGATTGCCGAGCAGAACCAGCAGCTTTTTGCCGCACAGCTTGCCGCAAGTCAGGCTGCGCAGAATGAAACGCTGAAAGCCTATATGAGCGGGCAGCTTGCTTACTACAATCCCCGCCCTGTTCCGGCTTTCCCCGTTCCTGCTCCGTATCAGTATGGAAATTGCGGCGCCTGCAACGGCTGCGGATGCTAAAAATGAATACGGCAACTTGTCGGAACATCTGACATGTTCGGCCCCGTGCCGATAGTGCAAAATGTGGCGGGG